CATGAAAACTGGACAGCTCTTTAAACAAACTGCTGACCTTGCTGGCCTTGAAGCAATTCTTTTTAAAGATGCAGAAGAAGATTCTAGCAGAGCTGAAGACGCATATGCTGGCGGTAAGCTTGGCCTAGCAACAACTGTTGCCCTTAACCGAGCAGGAGCTGCGGGAGGTCTTGTGGGTCGAAGTGAAGCTGGCAAAATGATCACTAAAGAAATTGGAGAACTTTCAGAAAAATTTAAAGTGCCGACAACTTTGGGTGAGGCTAGAAACTCAAGAGGAATACAAGTAGTAGAATCAGTCTTGGATCAGGTTCCAGTTATAGGTATGTCTGGGTTCAGAAACCAACAATTAGTTGCATTAAGAGATGCGGCAGATAACATGGTTCGATCTATCGGCGGTGTGGTTGATGACGTTGGCACTACATTGCAAGCTTCTTTAAAAAAGGTTTTAGATAAGAACAAAGCTGCAAGCGGTAAAGAATACGATGCGATAGGCAAGATAATGGGTAGCCGTATTGTTCCCCTGAATGAGACAGCAGCAGTAAGCCAAGCGGTATTAAAGCAACTTAAAAGCAATAAGGATCTACTAGGAAAGAATCCGGCAGAAGCTGGAGCGCAAAGAGTTGCTGAAGCAACAACTAAGAAGCCAATTATGTCAATTATAGTTGACAGGCTTGGAAACTATATTCAAAAAGGCATTGATCCTGGTGCTCAAAAGACATGGAGTCAGTTACGAGAATATAGATCTGAGTTAGGCAAAGCAATAACTCAAGCTCAGAATGCTGTAAAAAATGGCACAGGCAGCTTCGGTGAAGTTTCAGCTTTGACTCAAATAAAGAAAGCGGTTGAAAAAGATCTTGAGACTGCTGCATTAGCTGCTGGCGACAATGTATTTAAGATGTGGAAGAAGGCAGATGCAAATTACAAGTCAAAAGTAATTCCTTTTCAAAAAGGAGCATTAAAGCGATCTCTTACTGAAGGTATCGACACTGATACAATACTTGCAAGTTTTGTTAAGCAAGACAAAGCATTTGGTACAGGAACCGCAAGAGCACAACAGCTTTTTGCAAATACCGAAAAAGGCGGGCAGCAAGCTGCAAAGTATTCCGTTCTTCAAGATGCTTGGACTAACGCATCTAAAGGTGGAGAGTTTAACGCTAAACAGTTTATAGGTCAGCTACAAAAGACTTCATCAGCAAGAAAGGTTATCTTTAATAAGGCCGAGCAAGACAGTCTTAACGGATTTATCAAGCTTGTTAATAGCATCCCAAGAGCACAATCTGGTCAGACCGTAGGTATGAATGCTCAGGCTAGACGAATACTTTCTGGCGGTGGTGTTAATAGGGGAGGAACATCTGCTACAGGGTTTGGTTCTGCTGCTGCTGGAGCTGCTGGAGTTGGATCTCTTACATCTCCGTATGCTGCGGCTATAGTTGGCGGAGTGAAAGGTGTGAGTCTACTTCTAACTACGCAAAAGGGCCGAGATATTCTCGCTCGATACCCTAAATCAATGCCAAATGATAGGCAGAAGTTTATATCTGAGGCTAACAGTGTGATAATGAATACTACTCGACAGCTTATTCAAAAAGCATCATTAGAAGATTAATTAACTCTTACGGCCTCTGGGAAGAATCTTATTTTCATTCTTCTTGGAGGCTTTTTTCTTTTCTAAAGAACCTTCCTTTGTATTGCTCCAGTCTATCCCATCAAACTTCTTACTAAACTCTTCTCTGCCTATCTCAATAGGTCTTGGCTTCGATCCTTTACCCATAACTGCCTCTATTAGTTTACTTTAAATGGTGGATTGGCACTAACAGTACGAGTGTAGCAGTATTTTAAATACTCTTCGTCGTCGTCTTTATGTTTCTTCTCTAGCAACTCAATCATCTTATTAGAATACCAGATGGCCTTCTGAGCATCCTCTATGCAGTTTCCTTTGTTCATAAGCCTACCGCCAGTATACTTAATTACATTGCCGTGACAGTAGTCTATAGCGCCTTGTGTGCCAAGAACATCAACGATGTAGTCGATAGTCTCTATGTCGCCTTTGGTGTAGTGTGCGGGGTGATTCACGTTATCAGTCATTATATCTCTCGCTAATTAGTTAGTAGCTGGCTTTGGGGATAAGGTAGGCCAGCGCTACCCAAGGAGGTTCAACTCCCCAATGTCGTAAGTAAACCTATAGATCCGTTAGAAGACTATCAAGCTCGTCCTCAAGCTCCTCGATGTCAATCCCGCACTCACATAAGAATTTACCTATAGTGATAGCTGTTGCACTCTCGGTTATAGTAAACGTGTAAGGTTGTTCGTACCCATCAATACTTAAAACTAAAGTCTTATCTTCTGGCAAATACTCTGCCATCAAAGATTTTTGTGAAGTTGGATCATCTGCGGTAATGCTAATAACTGAAATCATTGCCCTATTCTCTCTAATTGTCTAAGTATTCGTTCGTTAAAATCTTCGATCATATCTCTATAGTCAGCAGCGTAAAGCTTCTTCGGCTTCTTTGCGTCTGCAAGCATTTGCTCAACAAACTCTTTGCTAAAAAGTTCTTGCATGTAAATTGTATACTTGTGAGCAGCAACACCATGAGCCATACCGAATTGGTTACAATAAGCGCACTGGGGATGAATGTTATCAATCTCTAAAGCCCAATAGCTGCTAGAGCCTTTGGGGATAAAGTGACCGCCTTGCATCCCTTCGTTCCACTTCTTTGTAACCCCACAGGTTACGCAAGTACAATACCCATTGTCATCAGACTCCAACAACCTAACCAGCTTCTGAATAAGCTTGAGTGCTTCCTTACGTAACTCTTGCGAAGTTTTCGCTTTCTTTTTAGCGGCCATTACTAAAAGGGCATATCATCGTCAAAGTCATCTGCTGGTGTTGCAGCAGCTTTAACAGGCTTGGCTTGCTCATCCTTAGCCTGAACACTTAAACTTAGCGCAGGGGCTTTAGGATTATCCTTATTGCCAATCCAAGCACTTAGCCAGTAGTCTACGCCAGCAACAGTAATGCTGCCTTTGTATTGCGGATGCTTATCTGATTTGCGATCTTCATTTTTCCAGATAGCGCCTCGGTTGTTGTTATCATAATCAGTCATAGTTCTCTCCTAGTGTATAGTTTCAGTTGGAAAATCATCTTCATTTAATATTGGTTTGTGAAGTGCACCCGTCATACAAACTAACATTGTAGCGATGTGACATGCTTCATTTTCGACCGGCTCTTCTAAATCTAAATCTACAGAAAGACTAGAAGGCCCGTACATTATAGGCTTACCTTTTTCATAAAACACCTCTTTAATAGATATTTCGTTGCCTATTTTCACAATTCTATAGTTCCACATATTACCACCCGACTCCAAACCAGATGCCGATACCGTGAACAACTCCTACTGGGAATATAAATCCCCCAGCAATAAGCAATAAGTATTTTGCATACACTAAACAGTGAATTATATGCGTAACCCAAGCTGCAAGACACGCTATAACTGCAACCATTAATATGTAACCGCCGGTTTCTTCTTTCATAGTCCTGTACCCTTTCCTGGTTGATTTTTTTGACTAGCCTTATCTTCTTTTTCAAACAAATTAAAGTAATGCTCTGCCATTGCTTGAANCATAACTTNATCTTCAGCTTCAGTTTCCTCTTTAGAGATTAGCTCAATTCGACCATCAAAAGCGTACCCACTACCCTTTAAAAAGTCACTAAACACCTCAATAATTTCGTATAGGTTTGCATCGCAATTGACGGACATCTCAATAGACCTCATTGCTGTATAGCATCCTTCATTTTCTGGCACTGTATAGTTAAATTTAATCATTTTTTATGCTCCTTTAAGTAATTTACGTTCTTCGGTTGTTAAAAATGCTGTTTCACACTTGCTTGGTGCTACCCACATAGCGCGTTGATCTTCTTCTGGTATCTCGCCAAAGGCTTCTTTAGCTAACGCTATATTATCGCTTGTAGGCTCGATAAGCATTCTGCGTATAAACTGTAAAGAATCATAATGGAGATCCACCGCTAACCCACACAGTTGCTCTTTTGTTCTCTCCTGTACGTACAGTTGCTCCTTTGACTTCGCCGGTGACTTTCCCCGCATCATCGCAGCCTCTGCATCGTCATCTGCCGATGGAATTCCCGCCATGGATTGCAAAGAATAACGACGAGCATAGGTCACACATTGAGCACCCCCTTGCGCGTCTTTCTTAGCCATCGGCAAATAGAACTCTGACTCTAGCCATTCGCCTGAAGAGTGCATAAGTACAGTTACCACACCTATTCCACTACCGCCTTCAGATGTAATAGGAAACTGCGAGTAAGATAGGCCATTGTTATAGAATGGCTCTTTGATTGCCTTGATCACGCTAGTAAGATCAGCATAGTTAGATTTAAAAAACGGATTCTTTGAATCTTTAACAGCACCGCCCATTTCATTCTGCGCTTTACATAATGCTTTTGCTAAATTACTTATACTTTCTGACTTATTCATTGCTTCCCCTTTCTCTGTTGTGTACTTCTTTAAGTAGGTTTTTAATTGATTTTAAAACTTGTTTTGCTTCTCGGCTCTCTTCCATTGTTTCTGGTACAAAAACCGACATATAACGCTGTGCGCTTCCAAGAGTATCGAACGCTGCATCATTAGCTGGCTTGCTTAATCTAAATACCCACATTACATTTCCTTAAATGTTATTGCTCGAAAGCACTGAGAATAATAATCTTTAATGTCATCTCTTTCTTCCCACAGTATCATCGCAGGTATGTATACTGGTGAAATAATAAGGTGAATTTGCCAAGGGATTCTCTACACTAGAACTCCTAATTGAGACAGGATCTGATGGATTCAATAGGGATTGAAATTTGGACCAGACATTCCCAATGCTCTCTTCCGAGACAACGTTCGCTTCTTGAACTGTTTCGTCAACAGGAGATACCATTAACTCAACAGATAAAGCAACTAACGCTTCTCGATACTCGGGGTATTGCTTCAGATAAATTTCAAGCGTTGCAGCATCACGATTTTCCTCTTCAGAGAACGAAAATAAAACGTCTTGTTCTGTAAATTGGGGGGATGATGTATTCATAATAACTCCTCCTTCTGCAACCCAAGAAAAAACATTTTAATCTTTGACTTATTCATTTTCTTCTCCCTATTCATTAAAAATTTTATTTACTCTTAAATACAGTACTTGATAGCTATCTGTCTCTTCGTCATGTGTAACTTCAGCATCACTTATACCGTAAAAAGCGCCATAATCGTCTACCGCAACAATCGTATCGTCGTCAAGGTCTTGGATTAATTTTTTTAAATCAGCTACATTCTCTATCATCGTTTTCCTCTCCTTCTTCATTAAAATGCTCTACGCTGCAATTGCCGCAAATAGAATCGTACTTACCTACACTTTCGCACGGGTCATAATCGCCGTCTTTATAATCATTACAATACTCACAAATATATATAGCCATTACATTAACTCCCAGTCTAAATCGTTTGTGCGCTCTTGGTGAGCCTCTATAGCTCTGCGCTTATCAGCCTGTGTTTTATCTATAGATTTGTTCTTTTTATCGACATAACAACCTTTACAAGCCGATGTCTTTTCTCCGTTACGCTGGCCTCTCCAGACTCTTAAATACTCGCCGCACTTCGGACAGGCTGTATCAGAGATAAAACGCTTGCTACCGCCTACCATTTTTTTGTGGTGCTTCTGGTAAGCGGTGCCGCGATAATCTAAATCAACAGGCTTAAAAGTGGTTTCTCGGACCATTAAAACGGTAATCCATGAGCGTTGATGCGTTTAGACTTCTCTTTCACCTCTTCACTCCAAGCCTTTAAAGCTATGGCCTCTATCTTTTTTGCAAAAGCATAACCGTTCTCAAAGTTGTGAGAGTGCATATATGCCTTAATAGAGACCTGCAATTCATACTCAAGCCAGCCAGTCTCTGCTAAAGCTGACATTGCATCCCCAATGCTAGAGCCTGTTAGACCATTCTCTGCTAAGTTTTTAACTTTCATAGCGTGCGCTCCAAATAATTAGATACAACTGAGCTAAGAAGATCTTGCATATCAAGCTGCACTTCATCGGCGTTGCGAGTGTGCATCTTACGCATCCAATGATGAATTAAACCGTTTTCGACAATATACGTTTCTAAATGGTCATGGAATGAGCCATCGTATTTATCAGAATCTAAGTAAAGGTCAATTAAGTCCCTTTTAGCTTTATCCATAGAAAAGCCTTTAGGTGGCTCTGGTGGTGCTACTCGTGCTGGATTGTCTTGTATGTTGTTCATGGTTTGTGCTCCTTCAAGCAGTAGTTGATGAAATGAATGTTACGCGTAACTATTAGATCGGTCAAGCCTTTTATTCGTTTTATTTAAATTTATTTTAAAAACCGTCTGCCCATGAGTTATCTGTGAGTCTGTTGAAGACTTTTTCTTTCTTCTCTGGCCTGTTAGCTGCAAAGCGTACTGCATTGACGTACCAAGTTCTCCAAGCGGCTGCATAGTTGTGAACATTAGTCTTTTTAGCTTGGTGGTGAGAGGTAAATAGCATCCACTGCTCTTCCATATCGAACGCTGCACCCTTCTTTAACCAGTAAGCCGTTGCAGCACCAGCTAACTCTTCAGGTATCTCTTTATCTAATAATTGTTTATTACTTTGTTTATTACATTGTTTATTCCTCTGCAATGGTTGCAGGGGTAGGGGTGCAACTGTTGCAGGGGTGGGGTCTAATGGTTGCAGGGGTGCAATGGTTGCAGGGGTCATAGGAACGGTAGCTTTATAGCGATTTGTAGTACCGCTATGCCCGCCATCGCTTCTATCGACCTCAAGCCACTGCGCCGCCTCTAACTTCTTAATATGCGCCCTTACTGTTTGCTCGGACAAACCTGTTTCACGGCTTATACGGCCAACAGAGGGCCAGCAGAGGTCACGCTTCATGTTCATATAGGTTCTGAGGTAACTTGCTACATATTTAGAGTTAGACGGTAGTTCAGTCTTCCAAATCAATTCTAGCCAGTCGATTACTGATGTGCTCATGTGTTATCCCTTTTTCTGTCAATCTTAAAATATGCTTTATGTGTGCTTTGATCTCTTTATGAGATTCTTTTTTTACAAAAACGCCTCTTATTTCACCGCGCCCTAGTGCTTTTTGCTTGTCTCGCCAATTTTTATACTCACTCATGCGTAATCCTCAAATTCTAAATACTCGGTTTCACCATTATTGCGCTTTTCACTCAAAATGGCGTGCTGCTTCTTATAATGCTTGGCTATGTGGCCAGCTTTATTATCTTTAAACATCTGTTTTGCCATGTTTATGTCGTTTTTACGCTCCGTCAAAATCTCATAACGACCAGAGCCTAGCGTTTTCTCTGCCCAGAGCTGAAATTCGTGTGGATTAGCTCCCATTTTTTGATGACAGCCGTAGCAGTGTGCAAAGGCAT